TTTGACCTGCACCAGAAGGAGGACGCCTGTTACCACTTGTTCCACCACCTCCAGAACCGCCTGATCCTGAGGAAGACGTAGAACCACCTGCTGAACCAGGAAGTTTTTTCTGTCCAGGAGTTACGTCCCGAACCTTCACCTTCTTCACACCCATATCTACTGCCGTGCCCCCAGCAGAAGACACACGCTTGCTACCACCAGAGCCACCAACCTTATTAGACTTATTGCCTTGTGAATCACTTTTGACAACACGATCATTCCTAACAATGGCACTAGTACCTAACTTTTTCTGTCCGGATGGTTTTGCCGAACTAGAACTAGCACCACTAGTGGGTTTTGCCCCTGCCTTAGCAGCACGTGCTTGTGCCTGCTTACGAACTTGTTTTGCCCTTTCCGCAGTACCAGGATTTTTCTTCTGGTAGTCCGCAAACTGGTCGTCGCTCATCTTGGCAAACGCATCACCAGGTGCCTCAAAGATGGGCAATCTATAGGTATATTTCATCTGATGAGACTACTTGTCCGTATTATTTAGCAGACCCTTCTTGATCATCTTCTGTAGTTCACTTGTGCTACCAACAAATAGCGCATTGTTAGTGACATTTTTAGGACCATCTTCTGCTTTCAGATCCTTCATCTTCTTCTGAAGATCAACGATTTTGTCAGTAACATCACCAACGTGTTTGATCAACTGACCAGCAACTTCATATGCTCTAGGATGTTGAGTATCCATGCATACATCAAGGATACCGTTTACTGCTTCTTGTCCTTTCTCTACAAGATTATAAAGTTGAGCACGAGAATACTCGTAGTCTTGATCAGGAGCATCTGGTGTCTCCTTGATCTTTTTCTTGATTGCCTTTGTCTCATTGACAATCTCGGATTTTACATCTAGTGCTTTATCGATAGCATCAAAGTCTTTTGTCATAATTCATCAGTGCCAGTAACAGTACTGAATTCAAGACCATCTGCATCAAAGAAAGATCTGGTCTCCGTGAATCCAAAGGTATCGCCGTAATCAATAAGATCCGAATCAGATTTATTTACCAGATCGATACTATCTCCACTTGCGTGCGAATCAATACTGGTGCCAAACTGTCCACGGTTGACGATCAAGTCGTTACCGGAGATCTCTTTGATCTTCATAACTTCACTGTTGATTTGGATAAATCCACCAACAGCGAAGGAAGATCCTGATGTAACTTTTACGAGAGTTTGCTTTGTGGTGAGGGTGGCAGCAAGAGATCCCGTGCCATCATCATTATAATCTTTGGCGGCTTGTGGAACAACAGTGTACCGTTGCTCCCTTGGAGCTCGGATAGCGGTAGCGTAATCGATTTGAACTTTTTTGATAATTCCATTTTCGTCCGTAGGTACTTCTTGATAAAAGTAAGTTTTTGCTACGAAATCTAGATCATATTGGATGAATCTACGAGTTGAAAAATCACCCTCATACTCATCAGTAAACGATACGTTTGTTAGAGTAAAGGGGATATCTCTCTTCTCTTCCACACCCTCCAGCATGTTCACTGTCACGCTGTAAGCGGGTTGGAAGAATGGTAAAATTTGTTCTATAATTTGCAGGGCATCGTCTTGCAACTTGGTTGCAAAACTGAGTCTGAATCCCACATCATATGGGACAGGTAGAAACATTTTTTTGATCTTCGTCTTTTGAGACGGAGATTTCATAGTAAATTTTTGAATAGGTGATGCTTTCCTGCTAGCATCGTAAGTATATGAAGACAACTCAAATGACAAGCGAGGCAAAGAGATCGCTACATTGTCATCAAAGTTTGATTGTTGTTCAATGCGTGCAAGGAACCTTTGAATAGGTCCGTATGCAATGGGGACTTTGATCTGACTAATAGACTTACCATCACTAGCATACTTCTTGATAGTGATGTTATTGAACAGAGTACCGAATGCGATTACGGTCTTCCGAATAGTCTCATTGTAAAAATAATTACCAATCATTATACTTCACCAAATGGATTTTTCTCTGTAAAGTCTAAAATACCGTCTGCTTCAATCTCAATCACGTCACCAGTGTTGAACTCTTCTTCGGTATCATCATAGTCAATAGTATTTAGACGATATGCAGAACCTTCATTGTCAACGATTAGTTCGCCGATTTGGAAGTCGTTACTAATGTTACGTGCTGTCAGGGTCAAAGTGGAAGCATTCCAACCGGTTACAAACGCTGTGCTGAGAGAAGACTGACCGGTAATGACTTCTCCATAAGAGAATGTTCCGACCCCAACAGTTCCAGCAGCAGAGACTTGAATAGTGGGAGCACTGGTGTAACCACTACCAGCATCAGTAATCCGAATAGATTCAAGGTTTCCAGTGTTTCCAAGTACACCATAACCTTGAGCGGTGTGACCTGCTCCGGGAGGTGCGGAGAAGGTAATCGTGGGAGGAACAACATACTCACCACCACCAGAGGTGATCGTAACAACACCAACACCACCTGTAGTGGAGATGGCAACTTGTGCAGCACCACCAATACCCTTACCATCTTCAGGAAGGAATTGGATGGAGGGGGTGCTTGTGTAACCAGAACCAGGATTAGTGATATAGAGTTGACTAATTCTGCGGCGTCTGAATCCTGACGTTTCACTAGTAATTGCAACAACAGTTGCTGTCGTTCCGCCAGCTTGAGGAGGAGAAATCTTGACTGGAGGATCAGCAGTCCATCCAGTACCACCGTCCAGCAATTTGATGTAACGGATGCCTGTTTGGACACTAGTAATTGCAGTTGCGGTATTGCCGACCGAGACCAGTCTCAAGGTAGCGTTGTAACCAGCAGTCCTGAAATCGTCATCTACGACAGTGATTCCAGTATCAATAACCTCATCTTCATACTCGAACGGTTCACACGTTAGAGTATATGAATAGTTCTTCCGTAGTTGATAGAAGTTGCTTACATCATCAACATACTTGATCTCTAGCAGAAGATCTCTGTATGGGAAATATAAAAGATCGCCTTCTAGAGGACGACTAGGATCGTTTGATAAACCAGTTCTTCCTGCAATCAGCGGTGTAATGTAGTTTGTATACCTATCCTGAGAGATGACAATCTTCATCTCTGCGGTGGTTCTCACACCAAATTTTGTAAGCAGATTATATCCAGAATCAAATCCTTCATATGATTCGATATAACCTTCAATCGGGAAGGAGTTCTTGAACTCAGAACTCGTGACCTCCCGCATCACATTCTTTATATTTACAAAAGTTCTAGGCAGGTAAACGAACTCTACCCCATACATTTGGATCTGTTCGTTGATTAGATCCTGTACAAGATTTTGTTCACCTACTGTGCCTTGCTGAAAGAAGGGGTTTAGTGCCATTATCCAATCAGGTCAAGAGGAGGAAGTTCATACTCATATGTCATCCTCTCCTCAAGTTTCTCAATCTCACCAAGGGCATCTTCATAGATTTGTCTGCCGTTGAGTTCAACCCCACCAGGCAATTTGACACCTTGGAACTTGATCAAGTTCATACCCCACTGCTTTTTACACAATGCAGTGAAGTATTTTTTCAAGAAAGGATCATTATATACTTTGTTATAGTCATTCGGATTTAGAACCCTATAACAACGAATAATCAAATAGTCACCCGCTTGCATGCTAGAGTAATCTACATCTAGGTACAAACGATTCTGACGACGGTTGAATCGAATCTGTTTATCTGGATGCAGGATATGGTCCAGATCTTCCAAGTATCTCTTGGTCATCGTGTACCCAAGCAGTTCCATTGAACTGAAGAAGTACACATCATTCAACATCATTTGATAGTTGATGTTGAACATGTTCGTCGAGATCAGACGATTGTCCAGTTTGAAAACTCTTTCAATCCCAATAACAGCGTCAGGAATCTGGATGAAATTCTGGTTCTCCTCATAACTAAAGGTGGTAGTGCCAATTCCAGTAATAGTTGCACTAGCGGTGGTGGTAGTGATACCAGTCCCTTTATCGTTTCCTTTAGCTTGGATTGCATCAAGAAAATCCTGAGTGACTTGATGTTTCAGATACATCAATTCTACGCCATCCATGTGGCGATTTTGATAAATCTGAATGGCATCATCCATCAGATCTTCAATTTGCTCATCAGCAACATTGATTTCAAGAACCGGAGCACCCAGTTGCCTTTTGGCGTAATTGACTAACTCCTGTCTTGTAGATGGGTTCGCCATTTATTCAAGACTTTCTTTTATTTATGAACGTCTTACGACAACATCTAACTCGTCACCTACATCTAGACCGGTTACAGGGTTGATAATTGTGATAGCGGGACTGCCAATAGTCCAATCAGCAGTCTTTTGCAATAATATACCATTCAGGTATACTTCCATATTATCAGCAGATGTGTCAGAGTTTGATGGGGCAAATGAAGTTTGACCTTGAGCAGCAGTTAGTTGGTCCTCAGCTTGATCTGAACAGATATCAATTTCATCTCCAACATTAGCGGCTTCTACTAAGACCACAGAAGCAGATGCTTGATAGTCAATATCTTTTCGGAGTCTGACTCCATTTAGAAAAACTCTATAGTTCTTAGAAGCAGAAAGGTTGCCAGCAAGAGTAAAGGTTGTTTGATTCTGAGTAGATGTAAAATATTCTTCTTCAAAGGTGTGCCCAAAATAAACACTAATCTGTACGTTGTCACCTGCGGTAAGACCATTAGCAAAGGTTACCGTTGAGGGTGCTGATAATTGATAATCATTACTGGCACCTACTCTTTGTTTGACACCATTGACACTCACCTGCACCGAGAATGCAGTTGCCTGCTGTCCGTCATCAAACACATTGGGAGCAGTGAACGAAGTCTGTCCTTGGGATGCTTCGATATTAGATACACTCAGTGTGGTAGCGCCACCTACAGCACCTCCTCCACCACCTGACAGTGTTTTGAATGATAAGGAACCATTTCCATCAGTAACAAGTGCCTGATCTTCACTCCCGTCAGTTGATGGGAATGTAAACCCTGCAATGGTACTAATACCAGTAGAGTTTATGTTGCCAGAAAGACCATGGCCAGTTATATCAATACCAAAACAGGTTACGATTCCTGATAGGTTTGCACCTGCTCCGGTAAGACCTGCATTATGAACAAAAGTATTGCCTACATTATATCCAGTTGAGTGAACAAATACTCCATTGCCACCAACCTGCAATCCAGTGGTAAGTACTGTTGTACCTGCACCAACATTTATGCTGTCGTCATCGAGGGTTACACTACCGCTTCCTACGGTTAGAACACCAACAACCCGACCATTTCCTCTAACTAAAAATTGAGTTTGTGCTGCACCAACTACAACAGTCTGGTCTCCGAAAGTACCAATACCAGACGATAGTACGTGCTCAGTTGATATACCAACTTCTCGTACAGTAACACCAGCACCAACACCATCTTGTCCTGCGGCGATAAAGACTTTACCGTCCGTGGTATTGATTGCAAATTCCCCTAAAGATATTGAATCTGGGTAATGGGGAACCTTACCCGCGATACTAGATCGCTTGACTTTTATTTGAGGAGCTGCCATTTATATCGGTGCTATGTAGCATCAATGAGTGGTATATACCACCGTCACAATATTTATGTGTTATAATTAGTTTGGGATTACGATATTACATGAAGACTCTCTGTGTACTTATTGGACCTCAAGGATCGGGCAACCATCTGTGGTCAAAAATCTTCTCGTTACATGAAGAAGTCTTTGGGTGGAAAACGCTGCTCGATAATTATTGGGAAGCACACCGATTATCCGAACCCTTCGCAGAGTATTGGAAAGACCCTGATACCTTGCGAACCTTTGATTGGTCTCAAAGTGAATATTTCTTTACATCAGTTAGCATCCCCCTCGGCATAAAATCTCAAGGGACCTTACGTTGTCCAAACGTCGTGCAGTTTTGCACTGTCGCCGAGAGTATGGGGATCAATGTCAAAGTGCTCGTCTTAGGACGAGATAAAAATATTCTAAATCATCAACAGTCACGCATACGTGAGCAAGATACCCTACATTATTTCTTAGATCAATTACCAAAAATCAAAAACCCAACATATCTTAGTTACGAACTTTTGTATCTTTACAGGAGAGAGTATCTAAAATCATTAGATGTTGGTATTCCTATTGCTTGGTATGATCCAAGAGTTCAAAAGATTTTAGAAATTGATGCTAACCAAAAATACATTTCTTATGTAAAATCTAGTCCTCTAGATGATTGCAATAAGACAGGAGTTCCTTCTAAATGGAACCCCAATAAAACATATGTGGATCTTGATAGAGACCTGTGCTGCTAATGGGCAAATATGATTTTGGTGGAAGACCAGTAGAACCTTGTAACTTGTTACTACTTATTAGTGACATGGAAGGAACCTACCAAAATCTCAAGTATATGGGATTTGGGGAAGATATGAATATCATTGATGAAATGAAAAAGAAATACTATAAACTCTACTTTCAAAGTCTAAAGAAAAAATGATGTTATTCAGTGGGTGTTCATTTACCTATGGTGCCGAACTAATAGATCGAGATAACGAAAGATTTTCTTCACATTTTCATTCTCACAACATCGGTGAATGTGGTCTATGTAATGATGCTATTGTTAGAAATACTATATCTGAAATAGAATCAAACCCAGGAAAATATGATACTGTTGTAGTTCAGTTTACCCTACACACTAGAACCGAGGTTCCTCTTCAAGACGGTTATCTTCCCATCACACCTCAGAATCTAAAACTTGAATCCCGTAGGGTAAAGCGATGGAAATTTGCAAAAGCAATATACAATAATGAATTGTGGACTATGCATATTGGTAAGGAAAATATGCATAAGAATATATTTTTTATGCAGACATTCCTTAGAATGAAAGGATTGAAATATGTATTTCTAAGTATTGACGGACATAATCCAAAACATAATCATTTCACAGACTCGTGTTGGAAAGATATGATAGATAGTCCAATCATCAATATCCATGATATAATTGGATTTAGATGTGACCATCCACAATATTATGATGGTTACGGGGGTCACCCCAATTCACTAGGTCACCGAGTCATCGCTAATGCAATCAAAGAAAGACTATGACGGTCCATTATATGCACCATGGTCTAGTGTAGTAAAAGGAAGGCGACAAAGAAACAAAAAATTGCTTATCGTTACTGGTCCACAAGGATCTGGTAATCATTTGTTTGCTAGGGTGTTTAGTCAGCATCCAGATGTTATTGGTTGGGAAAAACTAAAAACAAATTATTGGGTTCCCTCTGATGAAGAACCCTTTGCTGAGTATTGGGTAAACCCAGACTTGCTAGACTTCCCTGATGGAGATTATTTTCTAGCAAATGTAAGCGTCCCATTCTTTTATGATGGGGTAAGACAGACACCAAAAATTTCACAGGTATGTCATCAAGCATTGCATCTTGGTGTTCAACCTATCGTTGCGATCATTACTAGAGATCAAAATATCAACGCTGTCCAACAAAAAAGAGTCGGCGGGGAAGTTACCCTACCGACTGCTATGGAGTATTACAAGCATATTATCAATGACGAGTGGATTGAAACTCACTTCTTGTCACATGAATGCTTTTTCCTTTGGGGAGAAAATTATATCAAGTACGTTGCGGAGATGATCAACTTCCCTGTAACGACCAAAGGCATCGACCAGTATATAACCAGCGATGCCAATGGAAAGTATGTAAGTGCCATCGACCATCACTGGTTAGATGACACTATTAGGGAAGGTCGCAAACCGTTCAAACAACGGCGAGCGGAGTAGCGGTGTTCTGGCGGGAGATCTCCAGGAGATCAGAACGCATACGCTCAACCAGAGCGAGAACACGGTCTTGCAGTTCAGCACTACCTTCGACCAAACGACTCAGAGCACGACCACCCAGGTTGGAGTGGAAACCTTCGTCTTTGGCGATAGCGGCATAGCGGGAAGAGATGAAGGTGTCATCAACACATTCTGCCATCTCGTTCCAGACTGCTTCTGCACGACCTTCAGCAACGAGCTGATAGGCAGCGAGGGCAGCGGGATCTTCAGCAGCTTCATACTTCTCAAGCAGGGAAGCACCCTTTGCCTGAGGCTTGTCTTCTTCAGCAGCAAATGCAGCAGCAACATCCAGTTCTTCACCGGTGATGTGCTCGATCACTTCCTTGACCATACGGAAGTGTTTTGCTTCGTCGAGTGCCTGCTTGCTCAGCAGTTCCAGATCACGGACATCCGTGCTTGGGTCGGCAGAAGCAACTTGACCGGCGATGGCATACATGTTTTGAGCTTCGTTGACCATGCGGCCACGGAAATGCTCAACCAGATACTCATCGCTAGGGGAGGAGGCAAAGAAACGTCGCACATTCGCACGTGAAGTGGCGAACAGTTCTTTATTACCTTCCTTGATTTTCTTGACAAAATCGGTTCCAGAAAGCATTTTTGAATCCTATCTACGTTGTTATTTAGTGTACCGAAAATAATAACGTAGGTGTCCTTGTGGAGAAAGTTCCTCCTCCAAACACTCTAAGTTATAGTTGTATGTAACGGCAATACTATTTATTTTTTCTTTTGTCCACTGATACCAAATGATACCTTCGTGATCTGCCCAATCATGAGCAATACCAGGATTTACCCTGAAGATACATTCTTTCAACCACAACTTATCCAACATCTTGATTTGGGAATCAATAGTTTCCTCATCACCAAAATTGATTGACCCTAGACACAATGCAATATCTGCCGGAGGGAAATCATAGGCATAGTAATCTTCTAACGACAGATGCAGATGTGCCTCTGAGTTATATGGGTCTATGCCTATTAGACCTGGTATGAGATCGCGAAAACGATTATACCCACAACCAACATCTAAAACGCTGGAAGGGTTCTGGGCATTTACGTGTTCAACAACTTGGTATCCGGAGTGCTCATAACCTTCAAAGTTATGGTCTTTCCAGACACCCCCAAAATAAGATTGCATTATTTTTTGGTGGTCTTTGCAGACCCAGGGTTGGTATCTTGTAATTCTTGGATCTTTTCAACTAATTTCTGTTGCACCTCAATGAGACTGTTTATCCTTGCCTCATATGCAATACATTTCTGAGTCTCGTCCGTCAAGCGTTTGATATACACTTGCAAGACTGCTGTCAATTCTTGCTCTTTTTCACTCATAAAAAAAGGGGGAGTCAACTCCCCCTATATAGCAACTTTAGAACGATCCTCCATCGATCGTTACGTTCTCCAAGGATCGAGTTGTGCCAGAACAGGAGATCACCTGTGAAGCGCCAGCACAATCGTTGACGTAGAGAGAACCAACTTCCAATCCAGCGTAGGCACTTGGAGTCAGAACACCGGAGTTCTCAGCAGCTTCGCTTGCGAGCACGAAGCGAGCAGCAGAGTCATCCCAGAAGACCGCTGCCTTCTTGGCAGATCCACTGTAGTAGTTCATCACCAAACCAACGTCTTTGTTGGTGTCGCTGCTCAGGTTACCGCCGTCAACCTTTTGGAGTTCGAGGAGAGTATCCTCAATCGTGGTGTTGACTGTATTGATCTGAGTGGTGTTACCGTTGACAACCAAGTCTCCAGTGACGGTCAGATTGCTGGTAGCAGTGATTGAACCGTTGACGGCAAGAGTTGATCCATTGAACGTCAGGTTAGCACTATCCTCAACAGCACCAGAAGATCCTGCAAGGACGACACGACCAGAAGTTAGGTCAGACACCGTAGCGGAGGACAGAACTGTCTCAGCGCCTGTGATACTCGCTCCATTGGAACCGTTGATAGCACCACCAACTCCCAGAGTAGAACCGTCCCAGGTCAGGTTAGCATCATCTTCCAAGGTACCGGCACTACCCGCAGTTACGATGCGACCGTCAGTCAGGTCGGAGACCGTTGCGGAGGACAGGACGGTTTCGCCACCGGAGATGTTTGCACCGCCGTTTCCGTCAAGTGCACCGCCGACCGTCAGACCAGCACCCACAGTGGCGGTGGTAGACTTCATGAAGGTATTGGTGGAAATACCCGTTACATTGATTTGAGCGAAGGTTGCTCCAGACCCACCGCCGAGAACGTAGGACTTCAGGTTGCTGGCAGTCAGTTTGCGGTTGGTTCCGTTAGCACCATCATCCACAAGCAGAAGGTCTGCGTCAGCAAGACTACTGGTAGCAGTAGCACCATCAATGTCCAGAGCACTTGCAGCGACCTTGTTAGCAGTGCTAATCGTGTTGAGTTTGCTGTCAGCAATAGAACCCGCCAACTGTGCGTTGGTGATGGTACCAGTCAAACTGGTCGTCGGTAGGTTCGTTGCGTCCTGGAGGTCAAAAGCAGGAGTTGCATCAGCAGCACCAAGATCAACCTCTACACCACCAAAGGAAACACTATTATTTGCCAACTGTGCATTAGTAATCGTGCCAGTTAGGTTTGTAGTTGCTAGTGCACCGTCAAAGGTAGTAGCAGTGGCAATGCCGCCGACCGTCAAGTCGGTGACCGTGGTCAGAGAAGTCAGTTCAACAACGTTACCCAGGGACTTCCAACCCACCATCTCCAGTTCATCACCAGCGGTGGCAGCGTTAGTAAGAACTGCGGTGCTTCCGTTCGTGGCAGCGTAATCAGTACCAGTTACGAGACGAACACCGTTGAGGTACAGATCAAGGAATCCTGCTTGGTAACCGGCGTTGAAGGTAAAGGTGGTTTGACCTTGAGTTGCTGTCTTTACCTCTGTAGTAGTAAAGGTGGTAGAAGCAACACCAGTCAGAACAACGTCAGCAACTCCATCTGCAACGATGAAGTCTTCGAGACCTTGACCTCTAAACTTGAATGCAGTAACAATACCAGCAGAACCAGAGGCACTGGAAACACCGACCAGGGAAAGCAGACCGCCAGCAGCGTTACGAACGTCGGTTGCAGTAATAACACCACTAGAGACCACGTTACGCAGAGAAGCGTCGCGAGCAGTCAGTTCTTCGGTAACCGTCAGGTCAGTGCTGACAGTTGCAGCACCCGTGACAGCAAGAGTTGAACCATCAAAGGTCAGGTTTCCGCTGTCTTCCAGTTCACCACCGGAACCAGCAAGAACCACCCGACCGTCAGTCAGGTCAGAAACAACAGCACTGTTGAGAGTTGCACCACCAGTTACGGTCAGACCAGAAGCGATGTTAGCACCGCCGTCAACGTCGAGTGCACCAGTAACAGTTGCACCAGCACCAACCTTCAGGGTCGTGGTGTCGGCAAACGTTACAGTACCAATACCACTAACACTGATGGCATTGAAGTTAGCACCAGCGCCACCACCAAGGACATATTCCTTGACGCGAGACATTGCCGTCTTGCGGTTAGTGCCGCCAGCACCATCATCCACAAGCAGAAGATCTGCATCAACCAGGTCAGCACCAATATCCGTGGCACCGTCAATGTTGACAGAAGCAACGTCAACTACAACAGAACTGCTCAGAGCAGTTGCACTCAGGATCTCAGTGTTGTTGACCTTGAGGACCTTGCCAGAAGCAAGGTTGATGTTTTCTGATGCACCCCAGTTATCGCCAGTTGCTTCAAACTGGAAGGTCTTGTCACCATCACCAGAATCAACTGTGATACCAGCACCATTTGCAGCAGAATCATCAGCAGCACCAGTGGCAACCTGGATGTTCTTATCAACAATATTGACGACCGTAGAATTCACAGTCGTAGTGGTGCCATCAACTTGGAGGTCACCAGCAATCACAACCTTACCAGTGTCATCGCCTACAGCAGCAGGGTCAATGGTAAGGGTTGCTGGACCGGAGATAGTGTCGGAGGTAACACGGATTGCAGAACCTTCAGCACCCGTGTGGAATGCAGTACCATTTACAACACCACCTACTGTCAAACCAGAAGCGATGTTAGCGCCACCGTCAACGTCAAGAGCACCAGTAACAGTTGCACCAGCACCAACGGTCAGTGTGGTCGCCTTAGCAAAGGTTACGGTAGAAATACCAGTAACGTTGATGGCAGCAAAGTTTGCACCTGCACCGCCACCAAGCATGTAATCCTTGAGGTTGCTTGCAGTGACCTTACGGTTTGTACCGTTAGCACCGTCATCAACAACCAGCAGGTCAGCATCAACAACACTGGTTGTAGCGGTAGCACCATCAATATCGAGGGCACTCAAGGCAACCTTATTGGCGGTAGATACCGTGTTCAGTTTGCTGTCAGCAATGCTACCTGCAAGTTGAGCGTTGGTGATCGTACCAGTCAGACTGGTGGTAGGAAGATTAGTTGCATCTTGAAGATCAAATGCAGGAGTTGCGTCAGCAGCACCCAGGGCAACCTCTACGCCACCAAAAGAAACGCTGTCGTTTACCAGTTTGGCGTTGGTAATGTTACCCGTCAGTTGAGCATTACTAATGGTGCCTACCAGACTGCTGGTGGGATAGTTAGTAGCGTCAGAAAGGTTGAATGCTGGTGTAGCGTCAGTTTGACCAAGGTCAAGGTTTACACCACCAAAGTTGATGCTACTGTTAGCAAGTTTAGCGTTAGCAATACTACCTGCTAACTGGGCATTGGTAATTGTGCCAACCAGAGAACCGGTAGGATAGTTGGTAGCATCTGCCAAATCAAAGGCAGGAGTTGCGTCAGCAGCACCTAGTGCTAGGGTGACACCACCGAAAGCAACGGTACTGTTTGCCAACTTGTCATTGGCAATACTACCTGCCAACTGGGCGTTGGTGATGGTTCCTGTCAGGTTAGTAGTTGCCAGTGCACCATCAAAGGTAGTTGCAGTTGCAACACCAGAAACCGTCAGTTGATCAACAGTCTGTGATCCAGTTACAGTCAGACCACCGGCAACATTAGCGCCACCGTCAACGTCTAGGGCACCAGTAACAGTTGCACCAGCAGCAACCTTCAGGGTCGTGGTATCAGCAAACGTTACAGTACCAATACCGCTAACACTGATAGCAGCAAAACTAGCACCACTACCACCACCAAGAACATAAGTCTTGAGTCGTGAGGCAGCAGTCTTCCTATTCGTTCCGCCACCACCGTCATCTACGATGAAGAGGTCAGCATCAGTAATATCTGCGCCAATATCAGTACCACCGTCGATGTCCAACACCGAGAGAGGGGTATCAATATCAACTTCTGTAGACCAGGACATGTTGCCTGATCCGTCTACCTTCAGATAACCACCTGCTGTAGCAGAGGCAGGTAGAATGTAATCTTGATTTCCAGTAAGTGCTGCCGGTGACTTCAGGGCAACATAGTGGTCACCATTATTCGCACCTTCTACGAGGCGAACAGCGGATCCGGTTGTTGCTGTTTCTCTTTCCCAATAACGGGCAGAACCAACAATCTTATTATTGTTAGTTGTAGAATCAATACCAACAAATAGGTCAAACTCATCTACAACCCATCCCGGTTCACCTGCTTGGAGACCCGGAAGAGCTGAAAAGTTACCCCGCTTGAACTGTAAGACAGGCGCTGCCATTTTTTACTATTCAGTAATTGTTATGCCATTAGTCACTGCAAATAATAAAGATTTTTATAGTAATATTTATTTCTAAAACGACCCTGCGTCAAGATCGATACGATCATCCAGGGCGTCATCCAAGTATTGAAGTGCTTCGCTGGATATGCCACCACTTGGGGGAGCACCGCCAGGAACAGTAGATGCTCCAGTTGCAGCATCGACTACTTCATCAGGGTTTACAAATTTGAAAGAAGATGATGATGCATCATAAATCAAAACAAATCTGTTTTGATCTGCACTTGTAAGATTGGATGTATTCACATCCGTAAGTTGTGTCAGTCGATCCACGTCGCTTCCTCCTCCGGCAGAACCACCTGCTCCTTGCAAATTTACAGTAAAATTTTCAGATTGTCCTGGAGAAACAAGGCGAACTGAAAACTGATTATTCTCTAATTGTACTTTCATGCAATCGTCCCATTGACTTGTGACTGACCTTGAATGACCTTTGTTACTTTACTAGTAACATCATTCGTGACCAAGACATCGTAATTATAACGACCGGCGGTAATGATACCGGTTTGAGAGTTTGTTAGAGTAATAGTAATTTTACCTTCGGTTGGCGCTGCACCAAAAGTTACTCCAAAACCAATAAAACCAGCATCAACACCTGAGTGCTTGCTCATCCTTGCGGTGATGCTGTGATTTGTCAGATTTAGAGGTAATCCAGTGGCTGCTGTTACTGAATAGGTAGCAGTGAAGTCAGTACCCTGTTCAATTTGAATATTTACAACTGGTACTGCCATCTCTGCCTAGAATGTCACTGTATTATTTATTCAAATGATTGCGAATCAGATCTTTGAGTTCCTTGATCTCGTCTTCCAGATCACTGATTCTACTGTTCTGCAATCGTCGGGAATCGCGATCGGCAATATATTTTTTGTATCCTGTGGTATCAGTTGACACCACCGCACTAGTCGTCAGATCCCTCTCTAGATGAGGATGATCCTCCACTTTCGCTCTCTTCGCTTTCATACAGCAACTCCCATAAAAATCCCCAACTCATTCGTCTAACGGTCTCTTTTTATTGATACGTTTGATCATCCTAGCATAGGAAAGTTCTGCTGGGGTATACATCTCGGGATGCTTTTTGGCAATCTTCAAGATCTTTTTAGCGATCTTTCGATCTTCTTTGTTTCTCATTATGCGACAGCAATGGTACGGAAGTCGAGCAGTTCTGGTGCCTCAGACTGAGTGCTAGAGTTGAATACAACCTTGACTTGGAAGGAAGTAAACTGTGGCAGGTCATCAGCAGTGTACTCATACTCGTTGAACGAGTTTGTCAAACTTGGCGAAATGTTTCTATCTGGCAAACCGCTGTTGTTGTTTTCGTTGATAACGTCACCAGATGCATCCAAGTTATTGAATCCAGGCATGGGTTCAAAAACCTGATCGAACTCGGAAGAGTCTTCCCGCTTGAGGCGATAGAAGACACGCATCTCACATTCAGCAGGACGGTTAGCAGCAAAGAGAACTTTCAGCGATGTAGAAGGATTCTCAAGACCAATTTCCTTAGTCTGATAGATCATGCTATGAGGATCGTCAATAACGTTAGAACGACGGTCTGTCAGGAAGTTATCGATGGGTTTGTTGATTCGGTTAGACTCAGTAAGAATAGAACTCTTGAACACGTCAATGACAGGTGACACGTTCTCATTGTCGGTGCTGAGAGTTCCCTCAAAGGTGAACGATTTAGCACCAGGCAGGGCAAGGATAGAAGACTTTGCCTGCTCGTTTTTGCGAGAAGCAATGATACGAGTAGAGTTCAACTGAGTACGACCAAAGAGGGAGATGTCCTCAAATCCTTGGTCGGAGAAAGAAGTCTCATTACCATCAACACTGGTTCCACTGGTGGTACGAATCTTACCAGTCAGTTTGGTTCCAATAGGTGTGCTGTGGGCAATGTTAGGATTGACGGTATCGAACACGATGTTACTAGAACCACGTGCACCGTCACCACCACCAACTTTATCTTTGGCGAACAGAACACCACCACCAACTTTTACGAAATAACTATCAAGAGCAATCTTACCTTCGATGTTGTTGGTAACATCAATCAGGTCATGATCGGTATTGATCTTGCGGAGGGACATTCCAGAGAGTTCGTACTTTTGAATCGGAGTGTCAATAGCGTGATCAATAGCGATGGTATCGTCAACAGAACGGGTGATAGTTCCTGAGAGTGCATTTGTACCAACGCTGGTGTAGGAGATAACTTCGTCACCAATCTTGGCAAATCCAGGATTGCTTGCAGTAACTTGTGCACCCTCAAAGAAGTTGAATCCGATGGTACTTGCAACACTGACCACAGAGGTCAGACTTGCAGCATAACCAACAGTCAGACGGGTTGGGACGCTATCACCACCAACACCAGTCAGACTGACTACAGAGTTGTTGGAGTGGTTACCATGATTAGGATGGTTGACCTTGAAGTGGCGACCATCGTACTGATCAGAGTTGACAGTAACAACCTTAGGAATGATGTTAGTTTGGACAGATGCAATACCTGCTTGGGGACCAACAGCAGGGATGTAGGAGATAGAGTCAGTGGTATTGAAATCGGCACCAGAGACGTTAGTCAGTACAAGTGCACTAGTGCTGGTAGTAACGCCAACAGTCAGTACCAAATTCTTACCAAGTCCCTTTGTTCCCAGGTTAGCAGTCAGGGTATCACCAACAGAGTAACCTTCGCCTGTGTTATCAAGTTTGACAGTTGCACCAGTAATACTGCCACTAGAGACGGTCACAACACCAACTGCGTTTTGACCCCGACCAGTGGAGGTGATAAAGTTCACTGTGTTATAGGTACCATCTTCATAGTCGGTACCAGCGTTGGTGATGGCCAGAGTGTTTGCTGCCTGACTGAGGTGAGACAAACGTGAGGCAATCGTGCCACGGGCAGTAGTATTGTTCTCTTGAGAAACAACCACACCCTCAAGGATATGGGGACTATCAGTACCCGACGCCAGACCCACGTACACGCGCTTGGAGAAGGTCTCAATCGGGTTATCCGGCAACTTGTTACGTTGGTTGAGCAAGTTCAACTGAGGGTTGTACAGACGCACTGTACCGGGTTCTGTGATGAACTTTGCTTTGTAGGACCTATACTTCAAGTCTTCCAACTGAGATGCAGTCCAGGTGAAGTTGCTCTGTGCTTTGAACAGAGAACCTTGAGACGGTTGCTTAGCGACAATGACTTGCTGGAACTGACTCAGATCAGCAGTAGTAATGTCTGCTTCGCCAACTTGAGAAATCCAGGCATCGTAATCGCCAGATGCTGAACCCAGGTAGAAGGCATAGTTGCCTTTGGGCAGATACACCGGAGCACGGAAACGGAAGTTTGTCGGTACAGTTCCGTCGTTAGAAATCGACACCTGGTCTGGGTTCAAGAACACTTCACTGTTCTTCATCACCTTGGCAGATGGATAACCATTCTCCAGAGGAACGATACGGACCTTGAGGGGAACTTCTGCTGCCTTGCTCTGGAAGAACATGTCAACAGAGGTCATGAAGATACCAGGATCATCGGTAACTTCAAAGGACTGTGCCAGGGGATCGTCATTGTTATCTTGCTCCGGCGGCGGTTGGATAACATTGGTGACGTTGTTCACAACGTTCGTGACGTTGATAACAACCGGTTCGGGAAGAGCAGGTTCCGTGCGGATAACAGTAGTCTCTGTAATTTCAAATCCTTCAGAGAAGAAGTTCTGTGTAGCGTTACTGAAGTTCTTACCAGGGATTTGATCTTCTGGTTTGATCTCAACTAACTGGGAAGTATTCTCTCCGTCTTGGAAAGTGTTCGGGGGAATGTAATAGCAACCTTGAACACAACCAGTAGAGTCAGACACCAGACGGATGTCATTGACCGTTGCTTGTGCGCCACTAGTTTCACCAACCAGAAGCATGCCCGGAGTCAGGACTCCGAAGAAGTTAGAGTCGGACTTTTGGTTCAGGGACGAACAATCAACGTTCAAAACAGTTGTTGTCTCTGAGTAAGAAGAAGACAATCCAACCGTAGAGGAGTATGGGTTGTCACCGTAAGTGATTTGTGGGTTGGCGAAAGGACCTGCCTTGTGGTTAGGTGCTGCCAGTCGGAAACGGATGTCAGCAGAAGTAGTAGCATTCTGCATTGTGAACATGTAACCGATGACGGTCTCACCAGTCTGGAAGGATCCACTTTGAGGAGTAACCTCAATCAGTTTAGGAATAGTGTAGAAGTTATCATCAATCATATCGGTGCCAGACCAATATGAATAGTGACGAGTGTGGGGTTTCAGAACAGTCGCATTGAACTCGATGTTCTGCTCACGCATGAACGGAACTGGTTCAGTCTCAGAGATGAAGTCGTTTGCAAATCCTTCACCCTCAGTGATAGTCTGTTGGACACGATCGACATACACATCAGAATCGGGAACCAATTGAAGCACACCGTTCCAGTCACGGTACATGTAGGGGTTGACACTCTCCAAACGGGTAGCGTAGGGTTGGTTACGATCTTCAACTTCCTCGTATGCAAGAGTCACCATGTCTCCAGTCTTCTGGATGTTAGGTGAACCAAGGTCTTCGGCAAAACGGGGATCCACAGTAGGATCTGGAGCACCAGTCAGACCAACAACACTGTTAGAACCGATCAAGAGATCGATAGAGTCACGTGTCTTCTTAGGTGTCAGTTTGCCACCATCAATTTCATATTTGATTTCTGTCTGCGTCTTGTCTGCAACATCAAATGAGTTGAATGGATCAACAACAAAACCATTCTTGAAACGATCAAGACCAGTATCAGGATCCTTGATAGTCAGACTTTCGGTCTTAGCTTCTAGGAGAGACAGTGATGTGATCTCTTCAAGATCTTCAATACGATTCTCCAGTTTGCCGATATCCTTCATGGTATATCGACGGTTTGCCTTGAACCGGATAGTAGTCTCTAGACGAGCATCGTAAATGTATGGGGCGTATTCAATAGTTGCCAGTTCAAAAGCACCACCCACGACATCGGGGAGAACTGGGTTGTCGGAAGGAATACCTTCTACAATATTGAAGGAGTTATCGGGGTTGAGATACAGGCGATCTTTCCTTCCCTGATAGTAGCTATAGTTGAAGAGAATGTTCTCGTTAGACTCAAGAACATTGGGGACAGACTGTCCTCCAGAGGCAAAACTACGAGAGTCAAATTCAAAGGGAGAACGACTACCGGAGTAAGGTGCTACCCTAGGACGCAAGTCAATGATGTCACTGTTACGGATATTGCCGTATGCGGGGATCCTGTCATACTCTGCTTTCTCGTAACTAGATGCAGTAACAACATCACCAGCATCTTGAGCATTGACCTCATAGTGATCGAAGTAAATCTTCAAACGACCTTGAGGTTCACCTGCATTTTGCTTACGAACCAAACGTCCGAAGTCATAATATTCATCACGCTGACCATTGTCCAGAACAAAGTTCTTGCGGATGTTAGGATCGCCAGGAGTGATAACAGAAACATTTGCTTTGACACCACTGGTCTCAAACAAGATCTCCTCAGTCTCAATAAAGTTGCGGGAGTTCTTCGTGCAAATTTCAATCGCAGTGCTGCCACTACGGGCAAGAATATAAGCGGCACAACCAGAGGATTGACCAATACCAACCTCACCCAGGATGAGGTCACTGTTGTCGTTGTTGGGTCCAGTGAAAGATGAAAGAGTTATGGATGGTATAGTTGGATCGCCAGACCCAGAAGACTCAAATACAGCATGAACCTGAACAATATCAGGGTAGTCAAGTGAGATTTCCCTATCTTGGACTCGTTTTCCGTAGATGGAGTTAGCGGTAAGACCATCGGCAAGACCTGCACTGCTAGAGTTACTTGAACCGTCTACCGTCAAAGCGGTAGCTTTTGTCAGTGTCTTCAGTTTAGAAGACACGTTGCCTTTTTGTTTTGTGACGTGAACAACAACGTTTCCAGACTGACTAGCAGTCAATCCAGAAATAGTACCAGACTTACTGCCGCCAGTGAAGACAACTTGGTCTTCAGACAGATCTTCAATGGTACCGTTGTTGTAAATGACAGTATAACGTTCTTCGTCGAACGCAGAATATACGAAGTCAGTACCAACCAGTGACGGCAGGGTCAACTGACCACTACCATCAGTGGATTGACTTGTCAGTTCTTGACGAGTAGAAATCACTGCATTCGTCAGATCAACACTTTCAACATTAGTGTTGGGCATCTCCGCATACAGGAAACCAGTGTCAGAACCAATCAGTTTGGGGGAGACGACTTTCAGACCAGTAATTGTAATCGTGCCACTACCGGGCAGATCATGATATGCAACACCAGCAACTGCTGCATTAGCACTTGCTACCAAGGTTGCACTTTGATTAGATCCTGCAACAGCAGAGACCTGGTTATAAACAGTATCGCTTTGTCCAGAGACGTTATAAGCAACGATGTCACCAACTTTCAGGCGTTTTGCCCACCCAGTAGAACCGGAAGTCAATGCACCACCAGAGGTCAGGAAGAATTCTTGTGCGCCGAAGTTGAACTGCTCCTCAAGAACAGTGTCAGCAGCGAATGTACGACCACCACCAGTAGAGCGGACAGACTTGACATCTGCCATACCATACTCACGCACCTCGATGATGATACGACCTTGATCTTCTCCATTCACACGAATGGGTTCATCGACCAAGAACTTACCAGCAGTTTCACAGAGAATAAGTTCGTCACTAGTGGTATTGCTACGGAGCATACCGCGAGCACCAGAACGAGCACCCTCAACCAGAGCAGGTGCGTTCAATGTAATTGCTTGGTTGACAGTCACCTTAGTGTCGGTGACGATATCAAACAGGAAGAGTTCAAAAACTGAAGTATTATCAGTGTAGGCCGAGTTCTGGAGTTTATAATCGTAGACGCGAGCACGACCGATGCTTTCACCGGAAGCGGTTGATTTATTGCTATCAAGACGCTCGCTACGGAGATCAACAAAATCGCTATTGGCCGCGGCAATAGAAATCTGGGCTGCACTCAAAGTGTTGTTGACCCGGAGGCGATTACCTGCCTCAAACGGGATTGCACGATCAGTTACAGTCTTGGTAGTACGAGGTTTTTTGACATCAAGGAACCGAGTACCAATAACTCGTGTTTCAAAACCTTGAACGTATGCTTTACCGGGACCAATCCGGATACACATCAAATCTTTAGATGGTTTGTTGCCATCTTCGGTCAGTCTGTTTTGACTGAATTGACCAAAGTTAGAATAGCGATCGTTCAGACACTCTTTTGCTTCAAGGTCGAACTTATTGACATAGTAGTTGCCACTCTCGTCAAACGTACGACGAGCAAATTCCTTAGCAATCTCACTATAGACGGTACGGTCAACTAACTGCTTGACTTCACCCTCATCTGTGCGAAGAAGTTCAATGAAGTTCTCATCATTGAAGTCATCCAGACGCTTACGGGTCAGAGCAAGACTGATCTTCAGTCGATCAGCACCCGGAGCAGTAAAGTTAGAGAAACCTGCTGCATTGTCATACAGCGTAGGATCCTCTACAGCAGTGATGATTTCCTCTACTACCTGGAATCCTACCCGGAAGGAGGGTTTGTTGTTGTACTGGTCCAGCAGGAGGGTCTGAGTGGGTACTTCAACGAAAGCACCACGTGCAAAGAAGACACCACGGACCAGAGTGAACGCAGAACCAGAACCAGTTGCGTTAGAATTGAGAGCAGTGGCGAAGTCAGAACCCTCAGTAATAGTCGTCACACCATAAGTGAAGTCACTCAGGGTAACCAAGTTCTCACCATCCAACATAGTGGATGTTGAGAGGTCGTCAGAATTGGTCTCGTACTTCAGATAGATTGTAGTACAGTTATCAGTAGACTCTTCAGACGACAGAACAAGAACAACCTGAGCAATGACACCTGAAGTCTTGCCCTTGATACGGAGACCAACCAGTTTGTCGTAGTAGAGTTCTACCGGAACACCAAAGAACGTAGACTCTACTTTGACATACGTGTAGTCAAAGTCATAGTTGAACTTACCAGGGATTACAACAGATCCCTCTTTGAAAATATGTTTACCAAACTTCTCAATCTGTCCCTGTAGGATAGATTGCAGAGTTGTTAGTTCTCTCGCTTGGACAGGAGATCCTGGTTTGAACAGAACTTTGTTGAAATTCTTTTCAGAATCAAAGTCGTCAAAATATGGACTGACGTTTAGGTTGGTGTTCTGTGGCATCGTATCAGAATTCTAAGATAATTTTGATATCTTCTCTTTGGTTTGTCGCTCTAGTAACTTCAGGACGATTATCTAAGTAGATAATGTCGCCAGAATACTTTTGGATTTCAGGAGAAGCAATACCAGAATTGAAAGTTTGTCCGAAGTAATAAGTACGGTTGTTCACAGTTGTTGATACTCCCGTGAACCCACTATCGATAGCAAGTGTCTCTGTGCCAGTGGTTGTTTGGACCACAACGTTCAAAGATCCGCCTGTACCAGGGGTTTTCGTAAACCTATTTAGACGGTATTGATGCATGGACGCTGCATCTCCATTGGCAACACTACGATCTTGCCAATACTGTAGGACCTGAGTTACAGTGTCGTAACCGATAATTTTACCAATAGCAGTAGAACCAACACCTACTGTCTGAGAAACCTCACCGTCAGTCTGGACCGCCATAGTCGTAGAGGCAGCACCAGTCAAACGGATACCGTAAAGACCTGATGCGGTGGGGGCGTCCAACAGGTTAGTGCTACCACTAACAAGAGGATTCTTGATAACCCCGATACGAGCAAACTGGTTACCGGTGGGGAAGTCAGGATTGGTAACGTCAGAGTTCTCGATACGTGAATAAACGAGAACTTTGTTAGAACCCAACTCACGATAAACGTCAGCACCATGTCCACCTGGAGGAGGAATGATTACTGAGAAGGATGCACCAGAACCATTGACGACGGAATCGAGGTCAAGAGTTGCAAAAGTGTACCCGGTGCCCCCGTTTGTGACCTGCACATTGGTAGGTTTGCCATTGACGAAAGTGACAGACGCTACGCCGTCTTGACCATCTCCACGAATGGGGACGCCATTCTTTGTACCAGAGAATTGGTATGATGCACTAGCAACGTTCTCAATGACAATGACTTCAATCTTTCCGTCAACAGCAGCGTTCCGAACATCTTGTACATCCGTGCTAGTTCCCCAGTCGCGGGGGACAGGAATGTAGTCAGCACTATCAAACTTGATAATGTCGCTGGGTTTGATTGTATACAGATACTTCCAAATATATCCATCACTTTCCAAACGAGGTTGGAGATCAGTGTGCACAGGTTCTTGGAGAGAAATAATCCCCTTACCACTGTTTGATGGTGCAGCACCATTGTAGATACACTCATAAACCCGGAAGTCCGAGTTGATGATGTAATAGTTGGAATTATAGAGACTAGTAGAACTAGTATTAGGACTCAGGTTGTCAATACTGTAGTCGTGACGGTACATCTCATAGATGGAACCACTCGTCCAGTTATTCTTACGAATAACTCGAAGGACATCAGACGAATTGATTTTCTTTGCAGAAATCAACGTATCATAGATCTTATCGTGCTCATCAAAGTTATCGATGGGCGACGGGGTGTTGGTGTTCCAATCAGATGCAACATCAGTGGCGTTCGGCAAGCCAATAAAAACATAATAACTGTTATCAGTGGTTGAGATTCCGCTGACAAAGTTAGATGCGTTCAACACCCTGATTTGGTCAGTTATAATGGCTGGCATTACGCTATTGAACTTTATCGTTTTATTTATGGGAGATCCAAGAGCAATCTGCTAGTTCTCACCACTTCGGGTGCAGTGGATAGACCCACCAGACCTTCTGTAGAGTTGACAGCAAATGAGGTTCCTATGTTTCCGCAGGTAACTTTCGCCCAACTAAATGTGCCGTAGTTGTTACCCACATCACTACTCAGACCAACAAATCCTGGTGCTAGACCATGATTAGTTTGGATATTGACATGAACTCTCACAACTTGAGAGGCAAGATCTTCGATGTGCGATACTTCGTATACACCATCTAGGAACTCTGTAGCAATGCCAACTGTTCCAGTTCTGTCTTGAGTAAGTGCGGTTACACCAGTACCAACATTAGATCTAGAGATGACAAAGTAGTCACCTGTACCAATACCGGTCTTGGATATACCTCCATATTTATTGACCCGCGCTTGGGCATTCAATGGGATGTGTAAATGTAGTTGCAGTGCTTGAGCACTCACACCCACCCCACAGATAGTACCTTGGTCACCTGCAATGTTGGCACTTTCAATACTGACAACAGGCGTCTGATAGGTAGTAAGACCAAATCCAGTGGTAGGTCTGGCAGTATCTACAATCCTGATCGGGAAGTCTGATGTTGGATTGAAGGTATTTCCCTCACTGAATCGGAATCCAAGAGCACCACCCTGCATGTAAATAACGCTGTCGCTACTAGCGATGCTTTTGATTGCTCGGGAAGATGGGAAGACATTACCAGCAAGTTCGGCACGGGACTTACTAACCTTTACACCCTCCACAAAGAGATCATCTCTCTGCTTGGTCCACCGCAAAGGACGCAGTGGATCTACCACGTCAGTGATACCGGGACCCTTGTAGTTTGTAGTAAGAAGGGTGTCACGAGTCAGGATGTCACGAGCAACTCTGGAATCCTGATCAATAATCTTGACACCATCACCTTTCTTGATAGACTCAAGTGCAGAAGCAGTATCAATGTCAGAGTCGGTTCCCCGGTAGAATAGAATTTGGCAACTAGAACCTGCTACAGGAGGTTCAGTAAATTCGATCCTAGTTCCACCAGAGAAGTTATATGCAACACCTGGTTTTTGCAGGACATCATTGATGAAGATTAGTAGAACATCGTCAAGACTAATCGGACTACCTTCCTGCTTTTCAATACTAAGAACGACATTGTTATTCTTCAGTTGGAACGTAGTCTTACGACCATTGAATTGATCACTAATGTCATCTAGGATTTGCAACTTACCAAACACCCAACCAGCAAACTCATCGTCTGCGGTGTCTTCTACAGTAAAGATAGCGTTCTGGAAATTTGCTCCAATGCTGCTAACTGTAGGAATACCAACTACATTCAGGGTCTCGCCAACAGTATATCCATAACCAGGGTTGGTGATTGTAAACTCACCCAGACTCTTTCCAATACCAATTTCAACAGAGATGCTGGCACCTACACCAGTGTTGGCGCTTTCTAATTTGACATCATCATACAATCCGGGTTCATATCCAAAACCTTGACTATTGCCAATAGAAACAATGATACCCTTTCTAGGCAGTTTGTTAGCATTGACATCAACGGTGCTGAGAACATCTACTCCACCAGGAGTTTGTGTTCCAGTAAACCTAACAGAAGTAATACCTGTTGTAGAACCACCAATAAAAGTGTAGTCTTCGGAAGGTTTCTGGAAAATATTATTGATCAGAATTGCACCAAAATCACTGGTGATGCCTACAGTATTGCTGCCGCCAGAAGTCAGGGTAAAGGTTTTGCCAATACCAGTAAAGTTCTGAGCAACATCATCCATGACAATATTGCCGTCGTAGTCACTACGAGTAAATGCTCTGCCTTGGAAAGAACTACCAACAATGTCATCAGCAAAGACCAGGGTATGAGTTCCAATACCAGCAGAGGTTAGTGCAATGGGTTGATTGGTTACAGCATCATCTTTAGTATCTGCAAACTTGAATGTGTTTGGTTCAGATTGGATAATGTAGTATTCCCTGTTAGAAACAAGTGGAGAAGGTGGTGTCAATGAACGAAGTTTGACGGCACTTCCAGTCTCAAGACTCTCAGTAAGAATAGTAAAATTATGATCTGTTCCTAGACCAACAATATTACTTGAATTGATACCAACTTGTCTACGATTGCCACCAAAAGGAACGTCTACAAAAGTAATCTTATCGCCAATAATGTTGTAATCACCAAACACCAGCATGGCGGTGTCGCCAGCAGTATGGGTTTGTAATCTAGTTCCCAACCAACTTCTCTTTACCAGAAGGGTGTTAGCATTGCCACCACTGTTGGTAACTTCAACCACCATGATCTCATCATTGATTTTGATGAGACTACCTGCTTCAAACATACTAGCATCATCTAGAACAAGTGTATTGTTAGAGATAGAGACCAATGATGCAGTAGTATTCTGACGTGGATAAACCGGTGACTGAACAATATTGTCAATCAGGATAATACACTTGGTGTTTAGTTTCTTTGCAGTAAAAGCGTGAGTGGCACCCACACCAACAGTTGTGAGACCAATGGGAGAATTCTGTAACGCTAATGCTTTTGTTGCTGCAAGCCGGATCTTATTCTCGTCAACTTTGATTGCAAATACACTCTTGGGCAAGGTGGTTCCAGCACCAGTGCCGTTCTGCCCATGCTGAATGCCAATAGGAAAAGTAGATCCGGTAAAATCTACATTGGGATGGGAATCATATACCAGTTCTTCACCAGTCCGATAGAAATGGTTCGGAATGACAATCGAATCATCACCTAAAAGAATATCGGTTGTACTATCCCCAACAAATTCTTTCTTGAACAGAGGATCTCCCTCATGTCTCAGAGTAAACTGATTGAGGAAGGTCTCTTGCTCAGCGTTGAATTTTTTGTTGACGGATCCTATTTGAAATCCCATTAGAGTGTTATGGTTGTGTCGTTTGCGACGTTATCGGGTTTGTCAATTCGGATTTCAGAAACCCGGACAACATAGTCCTTGTTTGCTAGTGGCGTAAACCTCAAACGCATATTATTGCCACTGATGTTTATATCTATGGCTCGAATATCACGCTTCTGTTGAGTAGCGTTAGACAGGTTATTGTATACGTTATAATTTGAATATCCAGCAAACGCATTTGCGGATACGTTGAACACGGAGTATTCATCATCAGTGGTGTTATGCACTTGAATCAAATACTTCACAGAGGTGTAGTTAGTGTAATCCTTGGAAGAAACAATAACTGCGGAAGGAGATCCAGTAGCAGCAATCTCTGTGCGAGTAGCATTCAACTCAGCATCACCCACCTCAATTTTAGGAATCTCCGAAACATTCAGTCCAGCAGTGGTGGCAACACCAACAGAGGTTGTCAAAGTTCTAATGGTAACTGCCTGGTTTGCTGCGGGAGTATATTGGAGTTTGAGAACTCCGCTATTTTGAACAACGTCAAAATCTCCCAAGGTGCTACCAGAATTCATGTTGCCATAATCTGAGAACAGGACTCCACCAGTGCCATCTGCCAAGAAGTTATATTCCTCAAGATCAGTTTCTGTATTGCTAGAGTGAACAACCAAAATTGTTCCTGACTTGAAGTCAGAAGCATCAATATCTTGAATAGTATGTGTTGCGGGAGAACCAGTTGCAGAGAAAGCAGAAGCAATACCAATCTTCTCGATGTTGGAATAAGAAGTGCTTCCTACACCAAGAGATTTGAGAACTGCTTCTTTATAGAACGTGATGTCGTAAGTGAAAGTGTTGTTGTAGGGTTCAAAAGAAACCTCAACAACATTTCCGTTCTGTTGTACAACAAACTCGCCCAAATCAAATGCATCTGACAGATCAGAATACTGGTTGATATATGCGTCAGTTCCGTCTGTGAATACAGCGAACTCACAATACTGAGTAGCATTGTAGGAAATTCCCAGAGAAGAATCTAGGACAACCTGAGCATAATACTTGACACAAACAGGACTGTTGGCAGAAGAGGTGTCAAAAGAGTCAATAGCAACTGTTCGGATGAGGTTAGGATCATCATAGAACTGGGGACTGATGTCATCAATCTCCAAAACGCGGTTAGACTTACAGATCAGAGAAGAACCAAAACGTTGTGCATTGAAAATAATCTTGTCACTTACAGTGTTGGTTGCATTTGGTTCTTCATAAACCAAGTCGAAGTTATGGATATTGGACAGGGAATCTTCACTGTCAATCAGGACCACAGACTTGGAGATAGTTCCTACGCCAACACCAGTAGTAGAGGTTTTACCAACACCAGTGGGTTGCGACGGAATCAGCATGTCTGAATGCTTTTTGAATCCGGCAATATGTGCCAGTGCATCAACTGGTTCACTCCAAGAAGCAATTCCAACGTTACTCTTCAGAGAGTATGCAAACGATTGATAGTAATCACTGTCTTGGATGCGCTGATAGAAGTTAGACAGTTGTCCGACATCATTTTCCCATCCAAAACGTTTCTTGAATACAACACCAACATCAAAGTTTCCTTTGAAAGTTTCTATCCTCTCGATAGTTCCGCCTGAACCGGAGAGTTCAGCAGTAATGCTGTCTCCAACTTGGAATTCGTCAACATTGTTGACACGAATAACATTTCTTACTTTACCTTCGCCCGAGACAATTCTAGATGTCTCAGAATTACGCATATTGATAATTCGCTCACCTTTGAAGAATCTACCTTCATCAAGAGTCACATCAAACTTGGCAATGTCCTTATCGTTGCTAACAGTGCCAAAGGTTCCCAGATCATAGACGCCAGGATCAACGGGGACCTCATAAGTAATCGTTGCTTTGTTGATAAGACCAACAGCCGGATTGACTGCTGTTAGAGTAAAGGTATCAAATCCAAATGTGGATGAGTTATATCCATGGCCGGATGTCACACCAACGTTCTCAACGAACACTTTATCGCCAACTGCGAATGGCATGTTAGTTGCATCAAATCCAGTCTCTGGGGTCTTCAGAGTTAGAGTGACATTAGGAGCACTATATGTGACAGTTACAATACCAACTCCATTGCTGTTGTTGATAGCAACCAGTTTATTGTCACCACTGCTCAGGTTGTTACCTCCCTGGACAATGCGAACATTAGATACACTAGAACCAAGAAGTTCTACTTTGAATTCAGTGCCAGCATTGACTTCATTCTTCTTCGTGTTATAGATTACCAAGTCTGGACCAGTCAGATATTTCTTGCCAGTGCTGGTAATAGCAACGTTAGAGACGGTGAAGTTGTCCTTCAGGAAGAGAACCTGAGGCATCTCTGCTTCTGGACGCAGAGTCTTATCTGATGGATAATCATAACCAGACTGGATGATTTCTACAGTATCCAACTTGCCAACGTTTGAACCAGAAGCACGCAGCAATGCAGATGTACCAGTTGTTGACCCAACAGTTACTTGCGGAAGATCTCTATAACGAGTACCCTTAGAAACCAAGAGCAGATCAGCGATTGGACCTTTCTCAGTAAGAGAAGTCGTGGTATAATTGATGTCTGCTGTTACTGAAGTATATCCAACACGTTCTGGGTTCTCAAAAATGTTGAACTTGAATGTGTCGCTAGTAACAGAACTAATAGATGCTTTGGTCGTAAAATCACTTTGTGTGACTACGATCTTACCGTAATCGTCAATAGAGTCATCGACTTCAATAATCTTAGAAGTATCAAGTGATTCTAACTTGTAGAATAGAGTTCTAGGAACTTCTGGAGTGAAGTGTACAGATGCCTTAGAACCACTAGAACCAGGGGCACCACTATAACTAACTTCGATAGTAGATTTACCGGAACCAACAAAAGACTTCTGGTACGTTGAATCTAGATAGAATCCGAGTTTAGTGTTTGACAAAGACGAATCAGACATGTCAAACTCAAGCAGATCACCATCAACAACGGTGACTTTGGGATTTGCTGAGTTACCAATACTCACAAACCTGTTGCCAGGATTGTAGGTAAGAGCGATAGAACTAGTTCCCATGGAAACAATGTTCATATCAATCTCATCCCCAGGACGCAGAGTATGGGGATTCTTGGTGGTAGCAGTTACATCAGTGATTTGAATTGTGGCAGTGATTTCTCCTCTAACTGTTTTGAAGGAGTGGGTATTGCCAACACCAATGTTGCTGTAGAACAGTGCCCGACTATTAGGAGAATTGATCTGGTTCTGCATGGTGACAACACCAACAGTGCTGTTGTCAACAACTTGAACGAACAGAGTTTCGGGCAGAGGAGCAGACCAACCAGAAGCAGTGCCAACACCAGCAGTCAAATATTGGATGGCAGTGCCGTCATCATAGTTGTAAGTAATTTTTTCACCGTTCTTGAACGGATGGTTGGGTAGGAAAATAGTGCCCTTGGGAATGTCACGAGTACCACCAGTGCCTAGGATTCTTTGGTTGGTGATAGTATGGGTTTCTCCTTGACCAATAGATGCACCAATACCCAACTGGGAAGTGGCATCAAAATAGACACGTTCGTCTAGTGGGGTGGAGTCGCAACTCGGAAGACCGAAGGTAAACTTACGCTCAAGACGATCAATACGTGAACCGTTAGTATGAGCGACACCAGCAGTGCCATTTTGGGCACGCAGCAGGTCAAGTTCATTTCTTGCAGTATCAATTCTGTAAATACGGAACTGCTCACTATTGATGCGGATGATGTCATCAATTTCAAATTTGGATGGATCATCACTGATCTTGACACTGGTAGTAATACCACCATTGATGCCTAGGGCATTGATTGTGGTAGACAGACCAGATTTGACAGAACTTACCGTAACAGTATGACGACCTTCAAGTTCGTCATGCAGGGTAGAAGAGACATCATCTACCCTAAGCGAAGTTCCAGTAACTAGGTTATGAGGAACAGTGGTAATACCAGTGACACTGCCACCGGTATATACAAACGTAGTATCAGGGAAACTGTTTACAGTCGATGTGAAAGAACTAATGATCGGGCCACTAATTTTTGAAACGTGGGCGATTGCGCCAAATCCGTTGGTTTCACTGTTATCAAATACCACGTTGTCACCAACACCGTACTCATTACCACCATCAATAATGTCCAGTGAAGTAATTCCACCAGTGTTTGTCGAGACGATTCGGGATTGGACGAATGTATTTTTCTGTGAGTTCGAGACGAAATCATATGAATTGATGTTGTAGTTTCTAGTATTCCTGACCAGATTGTACTTCAAGGGATCATGCTGTTGGTCAAATCCGAATCCTAGGTTCAATACCTCTGGTTGAGATCTATAAGAATCTCCCACAACATATGGGAAAATGGGTTCTCTGCCATTGTTGAAAGGACTTCCAGAGTTAGAAATCTGGTTACTAGTTACCGTAGTAAAGTATGCATACACTCCGTTTGGATAATCTGGAGTGACAGTAAATCTACCATTATGTTCATCAAGGTCACCAAAACCAGGTCTGTATGTGTAATCCTCAACAAAGAATCCAGCAGGATAGTTTACGATACTAGGACCGTTAGTACGCTGACCAGACAATTTCACATAACTGGATTGCATATATCCAAGAAGACCGCTACCGTTGGGATTCTTGAATCCTACGGGTCCATAAATGGGGTTGCCGTCATACGCCCAACCGAGGATGGGTGAGTGGTCACCGCCAGAATCTTGGAGATAATCCCTCAAGTTACGTGGTGCATAGTAATTTACGTAAGGGTTGCCAAGATTGCTGTCCTTGGCAACTTCGTAATAACCATCATCCGTAGATACATCACCAAAACGTGCATATCGATTCACCTGGTTGATAGTCCACTCATTCAGATTAGCAGAGTAGATTGCATGACCACCAGGAGTCTTTGCTGCAACAGTAGTTTGGGACTGGGTGTAGTTACCACCCTTTTCAATCATCTCAATGGCAACAATCTGACCATTAGAAACAACTGCTTTCGCCTTTGCACCCACACCGTCACCAGTGATGACAATATCTGGGGTGCTGAAGAAATCTTTACCACCAGACTTGATGATAATTTGATCTACTCGACCATTGACGATGAACGGTTGCAAGAATGCTTCTTTGCCAATAACCGTGTTGATTTCTGGTCTGAAGTTATCATTGATTACGGTAGAACCGAAGTTATCACCAGGAACGGTAACAAAGACGTTCTGAACAGAACCTCGTACAATAGGAGTTGCCGTGGTGTTAGAAGTTGTAATGCCCTGACGACCACTAACAAGAACCTGAATCGCAGGATCTTTGAAGGTATGCGTTCCTGACCCAGGACCGTTCAGTGCAATAAGATTTTGATTATTTTTGTCAGTAGTCAGTTGGAAAATGTCATCAGAGACTTTGGATACAAAGTATTGACTGTCATCAACCAAACCTTGAATGTTTGCAATATCAGAACTATAGACAACAACATCTCCACTGTTGAATCCGTGGTTGTTGATTTCAATGCTGTTAGTAAATGTATTGATACCAGCAATAGTGGTGATTTCCCTATTATGGAAAGAACCGGTTCCTTCAATCAGGATCTCATCAATTCTGCTACGTCTCCTAACAGAGGTGAATCTTTGAATACCTCCACCACTACCAGTGATAGGAATAATAACCTCAACATTTGTCGCCAAAGAATTTGCTTTGGTCTCAGAAAGACGGAATGAGAAGTCATCAATCTTCCTTACAAAATACGATGCAGAATCAATAAGGGTTCCTGGTGTCGTGCCAATACCAATATTGCTTGTGCCATTCGTGGTATAGATGATCTCCTCACCATTTGTAAATCCATGAGGTTTGGCAAACAGGAAGGTATCTGTTGAGGTGTTTACCACACCACCAGTTGTTGTACTGTCAAAATCAATGACTCGGGGTACAGTTTTCATCTTTGCCCGTGCCACAACATCCTTATGGTTGCCGCCAAGGATGGATACTGTAGGAACTTCCTCGTAGTCAAGTCCCACAGTGTCGTCATCGTCCACCAGGACCTCCTGTAAGGTGCCTTTCATCTGTGCAATGCAAGATGCACCCACTCCGGTGTGTCCTGCCTGTGCAACCGATAGACGGGGAGGATTGATGACATCATATCCATCACCACTATTCAGGACAGTGACAGATTGCAGGGAACCATAGAAAATCTTGTCAGTTGCTTTATATGAATAGATCTCAACACCGTTGACAAACAGACCAACGCCACCTTGTACAGTTTTGACTGGACCAGTTGGAGAAAATTCTGGTTTGTTGAATTTACGCAGCAGTTTCTGAGCACCTAAGTCGGTGTTGTAGAAAATTGTAGGAGTCAGTAACCCAGACTGGGAGGTACCGATATCTGCTGCGGTGAATACATCAATATACTGACCACTACGAACGTTCTCGGGAGTAAATGCCAGAGCAATCTGACTATCACTGATCCTCTTGACAAAGTAAGACTCACCCTCAGTAAGGTTGGTCAGTACAGTGCCAAGAACGTTCTGATAAACAACCTGATCGCCATCATAGAGGTGGTGATCGCTAATGTCGATCAGATTAGTGGCACTGTTTGGAGTGAAGAAAGCACGATCCCTCTTGGAAGGATTGATCGCCCAGTGAGGAATGCTATTTGATGCAACAAAGACATTATCGTCTGGATCAGAATAAGTATTCTGAACGTCAGCAATAACTTGCTGGTTGAGTTTCAGATTACGACGGACTTTATAGCGTTTTTGTGGAGTGAGAGTTGAACAAGCAACTGTGATGCTATCATCAGAGATAGATGCAGTGATAGTGCCAGGAATTACGACATTATCAACATCAATGATGTCAACTGTGTCACCAGCAATAAAAACATGATCGGTGTCAAGTTTGATATTGTAGTTGTTAGAACCGTTTGCGGTAAATTCTAGAATACCATAAGATACAGCGGTATTGTAGATCCAACTAGACCATCGACGATCATTCTGCTCTATACCCAGAGTCTTGACATTGATGTCACTGCCTTTCTGTTGATTGACTGCCTCGCCATTGAATTTGGAGAGAGACCCAACAATCTCCAGTTCAACTGGGCGTTGCAAGTCTCCATTTTCATAAGACTTTGCATTGATTCCTTGAGTTACTGTTGACCCAATAGAAATAGCAACCGGACAAGCAACATCAAGATCAAATTTAGTATAACTTTTGTTATTATATCTAAGGACTCTATTATCTACTTTGATATTGCCACTAGTGCTAAAACCAACGGTAGAATCGACAAAGATGGAAGTAGCACCAAGGGGTGCTTCAATAGTTGTGAATGACTTGTTTGTTTGTTGGAACTCACCGAAAGTGGTGTTCTCAGAAATAGCAATGCTGTAATATGTTGTGAGACCAACAATAACAGACTCGACATTGTAGATCGATCCTTCAGTCTTAGTAGGAGAAGTGTCCTGCTCTAAAGATTCTCCAGCAATTTTCAGGGCATCACCACTAATACCTTTAGCAATGATGACATCATTAGTGACATAATCCGCCGAAGAAGGACGAATCATAAACTTGGCAGGTTGAATCATTTCAACCGGTTCGCCATACAAAGCACCAAACAGAATCTTGAATGCTTCTTCTGTTCCTTTGGAACGATAAAAATCTTTTGCTTGACGGATAAAGTTGGATTGATCAACTCTACCGTGCAACGGACGCTCCGAGAAACCAGGCAGCACCTGCTTTTTCAGTTTCTTCAGGAACTGGGTCAAGAAAACATTACTAAGGTTTTCTACCCTTGCACCAACATCATGAGTGCCTACACCACTGGTGCTGAAGGTCAGATACTCAGGTTGGTTGGTTTTGGCGTTATTTTCAATGCCACTGAATCCACGGGTGCAACCAGTGAAAGAGTTTGTGGTGATACCAGTATAGGTAATGATCTCATTGTTGATCTTCAGCAGACCATACCTATTAGGCCAACCTTTTGTTGACACAACTTCAATGGTTTTTTGTCCACCATCACGATAAGACGTGAGTGATGTAAAACCAATCAGGTTCTCATTGTTGAGAAAGTCGAGACCCTTGTATTCAACTAGGTTTTCCGCAATATCAATCGATCCCCCTTGGAATTCCTGGGAGATATAATACTGCTTTAGAAACTCTCCAAAATCAGGATTCTCAGCATCTATAGACGCAGGAATTTGACTTTGAACAACCTCGTGTATTTTTACTCGGCTAAGAGAGGTCTCTATCATTTATTCCGATACTATTTCTAGTTAGATGCACCAGTGCTAGTTATAACAGTTCCACGGACCTTCTTGTCAGCAAAGTAACTGGACTGTGGGACGAATTGTGATCCAGAAGTATTGGCACCGGTTGCAATACTATCCTTCCTCATGTAGAAGTTGCTCTTAGAGACATCAAACTGCAAGTACAGTTCGTTCTTTGCAAGAACATCGTTCGATTGAGGAATTGCCTCAACCTCAATAATATTGTCGCCCACAAGAGTGGATGTGATGTTGATGGTATCAAGAACAATCTCACCTTTAGCATAATCAATTCGACCAAGGTTCTTGGTGATAACTTTGACGCTATCATCCTGAAGAATCTGGAACATAAAGATCGTACCCTTATCTTCACTCACCTTTTGGTCACTGAAGTAACAAGTTCCAACAACACCAGACGCAGTAAATCCGGTAGACCGGATGTTATACTGCTCATCAGGTGCATACATGGTATTGAGGAAACAAATCTCATACTGGGCAAACTGATTGACTTTGGCAATCAAATCCCTTCTCATTCTCACTAGGGTGATATTTGAAGTGATAGAAGTATCAACATTGTCAATCGTAGATAGAATCTTACTGTACTTGAACCTGCCGCCGAATTTGTTGAGTTCCTTGCCAGACCCAAAAGTAGAAAGAGCTTTGATAACATTAGTCTTCAAGTTGTCAATATCTCCAACAAAGTTGGAGTTGTAGTAAACATATGAGTCAATCTCAACATACAGGAACTTGAGATCAATGAACGTAGGAACAATTCCAGCAATAGAATAACTCTTCAAGTCATTCAAAAGATTCTTCTTAGTCAAGTTTGACAGGAAAGAACCATTCTTGGGTTTGGCAGCAATGTAAACCCGACCAAACTGGGGAGGATCTAACTCCTCACCACCATAGGCACTAACAGACTCAATGTTAGGGAAGATTGCCGGGAGGATTGCTTCATAGTCATTTGCCGTCACTGCCCTGTATTGGGACGCATAGAGGCGGGGAGCGTAATACTTGACACTCTCCAACGGTTCAATGCTATCGCCGTTCTGAGACGCTTCTAGGGCAACTAGAGCAGCACTAAACCCAGACTCAGTAGCACCATCCTGATCTTTTAGGGTGCCTGAGAAATTGAACTGCTTGACACCATTACCCACCTTACCATTGGTCTTGATGTAACCAATTTCGATGACATTACCGGATGACAACTTTTTACCAAAGATATCATCACCAAACAAGACCTCATACTTCTCGTCAGAAGTTTCTTGGAGCAAATAAATGTTGGACGTAGAGGTGACACCAACAATAGTGTCAACTAGATTGTAATCAACGCTAGTATTGTCAGAAGCACTATTTTTGATCTTGACTTTGATCGTAGAGGTGTCAACATTGTTGTTGGGGATCACGAACCTTTGATTGGGTTGTGACTGATCTACGGTAAAAGTATTCTTGATATATTGTCCTTGATAAATCTCAATGTTTGCTCCAGCTTCACCACTGTCTGCTGGGAAAGTGATCTCCTCAGGAATGGAGAACAAGAAACTGGTATCATTAGTAGAACCATTGGCAACAATGCCAGGTTGGATACTTACAGTCTCAGTATCAGATGCTAGATTAGAAAGGTCAATGGCAACCAGAGCACGCGCTGCTCTTGCTGAACGAGGAACATATCCAATGTTTCGTGCCAGGGATACAACGTTCTCCCTCAGCGTTGCAGAGTCAATGAAAGTCTCATTGACCGCCATGTTGGTGTTATAGGCGGTGCTATAAGCATTATACGCTAAAATATTGATTAGGATGCTGAGGTTAGACCCCTCAAAGTCCATATCTGTGAAGTTACTGTTCTCCCTCAGATAGTCTTTGATGGACCTCTTGATGTCCTCAAAATTCAGATTGGTAAATTGGGTGAGTGCCATTATAGCCTAGTAGGTTCAAGTACGAATGATACCGACTGAGCAGGTCTAGTCAGTCCCACAATGTCGTAACTAATAGTCACCGCAAGTGCATTATCATCGGGTCTGCTAATAACCTGGATGTCTGTCAGGTCAACCCTTGGTTCAAAGTTGGTTATTGTAGTCTCAATCTCTCCTCGAATGGGATCAATGTAATCATCGTTCGCTAACTCAAATAACGAAGCGGTAATTCTTGTTCCCAGAAGTGTATTGAAAAATACTTCGCCTAATCGGATACGGACCAAGTTTTGAACGGAACGCTTGATAGCATCTTCGTTCTTCAGAGGAATTATGTCTTTAGTAACTGGATGAGTTTTCATGGATAAGGAAATATCCTTGAAACCCTCCGACGTTCTCTGAATCGGCACTGTGACCCTAATATCTCGTATATTTATCTATTTAGAGGCACAAAAAAGGAGGTCCTTTCAGACCCCCTCATGTCCTAAGTAACAAATCTCTACATCATCTGGGTGTGGATATCCATTTGCATAGTATTCGTCAGCAAGATCTTGAGAATATTCTTCCATTTCCGCTTCTGTGATGGAAGCGTAAACTTTCTTCCCACAAACCCAAATATCATATAGATCCATATATCTATGGCACAGACTCAATTATATAGGCGTATCAGATAATTCGAGTTTTTTCGTGTCCAACTCGACACTTAGGATCACACCAAATTTCAAAACCTGCCTTCTGTGCTTCAAGACAGAATGACACATCTTCGCCACACATGTCTTGCACTTCACCAGATTCAAAGACCTGCATCTGTGGAGCAAACCAAGGATACTTCATCTTCTCGTGCTCGAAGACTCCGTGCTTGATCAGCAACCAACCAAAACCGGTATAGTCCACAGTGAACGGTTTACGACGCTTCTGGATGCCATCCAGCATCTCATGGTTCATCACACCACCGTTGTTTTTGAAATCTTCTTCTTCCAACCAGTGAGCAACAGAGGTAGTCTGTCCGTCTTCAGTCACATACCAACCACCAGCAATATCTTTATCCATCCAAAGGAGACGGTAGAACTGCTCTAGACCGAAAACAATATCACTATCAATCCACAACTGATAATCATACTTCAGGTTGCCCTGCCAAGGTTTCTGATCTGGACCTTGGAGAACATTAGCGCCCAGACATTTACATCGGGCAAAATTGACCATGGACGAATAGTCTTGGGAGATCTGCAAAGAACCTCCACGTTGCACAATCTCAAAAGCGAGTTGCACAAAATTCTTCAGGTAGATATATGAAACCGTACGACCGGGAAGACAGAAAACAAACGTTTTTCCCTTTACCAGTTCGCGGGCAGCTTCAATACTAAACTCATCAGACTTTTTTGCAGCGTCCTCGCTTTCGGGTGGAGTCGTAACCACCTTGAATCCTTTTGCCATGAAATGAAAGGTTTGTCAATTCAATTATACCACCTTATATAGGTTAGCACAATTAGAACACTTTTACGTTATACTTTGCCTGAAAATCCAGTGCATCACCCCAATCGTTGACCATGGGTTTGCCCCTTATGTTCAATGAAGTGTTGAGTAGTACAGGACAACCTGTGACACGATACCACTCCTCTAGGATAGGTCTTAGGATGCTGCTAGAGGTCTCAGGTACAGTTTGTACTCGTGCACTATTATCGACGTGTACAGCAGCAGGAATCTCCTCAGGACGCAAACAATTATAGACATATGACATATACCTAGAATGCGAATGATTCATGTCAAAATAATCCCGACAATGCTCTTCTAGGATTGCAGGAGCAAAAGGCCGGAATTCCTGGCGTTTTTTGATGCGATTTACTTTTTCCTTGTTCTCGGCTTTCCTAGGATCCGCTAGAAGTGATCTGTTGCCTAAAGCACGGGGACCATACTCTGCTCTGCCATTTGCAACACCCACAACGCCATTTTCAAGCAAACACTGAACAACATCCTTAGGATCAACCTTACGTTCAATATTATGTCCACAGTAAGGCGTCCACTGCACTTTCTTGCCAGATACCAACAATGCAGCACCTAACGCCGCTCCAGCATCTCCTGGGTTAGGCATAATCCATAGATTGCACATTTCCCGCAGTTTGGTGTTAGCAACGCAGTTTAGAGCAACCCCACCACCATAACAAACGTTATTGCTGTACTCAAGTGCTATCTTGAAGATTTTGGTCAGTTCTTCTTCCAAAACAACTTGAGCACTCTTTGCCAAGTCAAAAGTTGAGTTGGAGAAGTCAATATTGATTCCCCGGTGATTATTTTCTGTTAGGAGTTGTCTGAGTTGGTTTTCGTGCTTATTTTCACCAAATGCCGCCATACCCATAAAAATATACTCTTCATCCAAAGGACGAAGACCAGCATACTTCGTTAGAGCAGAATACCAAAGACCAATCGACTTTGGATACTTCTTAGACCAGACTTTCGTATATTTCGCTCTTCCGTCAATCATATTGGCAACCCAGACTGAACTACAGTCAAATTCGCCAATACTGTCTACAACAACACATGCTGCCTGCTCAAACACCGAAGTTTGGAATGCTGCGGCAGCATGAGACAAATGATGGGTAAAATCTACCGTAGGACGAAATCTTAGTTCCCTAGGTTTGTTCCAATGCTTCTGTCCAGCAAAAAACTGCCTCATCCGTTTAGGAAAAGGTTTTTCATAGAAAGCATAGACACCATCATAGGTATTCAGTGCTTCCGCCATAAATGCAGCTTCATCACAAAGATATTTGTCATGTTTCTTCTTTGAGTACCTTTCGCCGTGTGTGGCAAAGATAATTCTGTCTTCATGAACTACTGCAACTGCTGAGTCATGAAAACCTTCGGAAAAACCAATCATTCTTCAGGATTTGGTTCCTCATCCATATCATCGTCATCTTCGTAAATGAATGGGTCCATTCGACGAATCTGACGTAACCGCCACTGTAGTATCAACCAAGAGAACGGATTGAACATATGAATGAGTAGTGCGTTCTATGTATATTACTTTATTTCCCATCTTTCGGGGAGATAACCGAAATACATTCTAAAATTGTCATATATTGGTTTACACATTTGTTTTGCATACTCCATAGTTTCTTTTGGCATATGCATCACGTCAGATTCCCACTGATCGTTCAAATACTGTATATGGGGTGCTGCTGGACCCAAATCCGGCACATATGCGTTTTTGTGGACTTCTTTGATTTCATATCCGATAAAATCCGACAATGGTTTGGTTTCTCCATTCCAGAAATCCTCCATAATCGTAATATGACAATTTTCCGACCCAAACGCCATTGCCCACTTCAAAAACATTTCTGCATACCCAAAATCGACGCCAGATTTCATAAAATGGCGAACTGGGTCATTAGGATTTTGTTTTTGACGCACAGACCACAATCTGCGAATTGGATCTCGGAAAACGATGCTAATTTTTACATCAAAGTGTTTTTTTAGGTCAGGAGCAATCGACATGATGAAATTTTCATCACAATACCCGTTTGGGTTGCTAAAATCTGCTACTGCCTTATAATCGTCTTTGATATTGTCCCAATGCCGTTCGTAGTACTCAATATACTTTTGTAGAGTAAACGGAGGAGACCAAAAATACTTTATTTCCTCCTCAGTCCACTTTCCTGCAACATAAGGAGACTCATGAGTAAATATCTTTGGTTTTCTCGTTGACGTTGATTGTTTTGACGGTCCAAAAAACTCTTTGTAAAATCTGACACGCTCAAAGGTCTTTTTTTCTGCCGCCAGGTTCATCAACCACAAATATCCCTTCTCTTTCCGATGCCCAGCATGGCAATACTTGTTATACCAACCTAAAGTGTAATATAATGGAGTTGTACCAGACCATCCGGTGCCAACATTCAAAAATAAGGTGGGTTTCATGATTTGGACAATTCAACTCTAATTTGTTCGACGGTATAGTCGGTTTTTATACCCGCCATGATCATTCTTTGCATTGTGATCTGAATATCTTCTGCTTGCTCTTTAGTCAACTCTGTAAAAATAATTTTTTTGTCTAGATAGACATCATAAGGCATAAGTGACCTCCAATTTTGTACAATATATAGGTTTATGAAACCAACGCTACTAATAAATCCTGGCACTGGGTGGTCGGCAACCACGCCCATGTTTTACACCCTTGCGTTGGATAATAAGTACGCTCATCAGGGACATTATAAAGAAAATTGGTTTCTGGTGAAACTACAGAAGAATGATGACTCTTTCAATGAGGTTTTCAAGAAAGCAAACTCTCCTGCATTGAAGGGATCAAAGGGCAAGCGCCCACATGACCATCCTTGGGGTAAAATTCTATCATCTCGCAACGAAATTGCCAAGGATACCCCGATGGACATCTTTTTTCGGGAAAAAATCAAAATCGATGACTACATTGAGTACTATTTGACGCACTGGGACAATATAAAACACGATTACGCTGCTGTCTGTGACTTTTGCAACGGAAATTGGGGTTTAGATTACGGATTTTTGAAGATGATCGCTCCAAAACTGCTTGATCACTTTGAAATCAAGGTCATGATGGAATTTCGCGACCCAGTAAGGCGTTTTTATTCGGAAATTGGCAGTCTTTTCACCAAAACTCTTGATTTTGGGTCAAAAGATCACCACGATTTCAAAGTCAAGTCGCTAATTCGGCGAAAAAAGCAGACAAAGACGTTTTTTTACCATCTTTCTCAAGGTTGGTACTCAAATAATTCTAATTTTCGGGAAGGTTATGCCAAATACGTCGATGTTTTTGGTAAAGAGAACGTTTATACTGTTATAATGGAAGATTTTTGGGATAAAAAACAAGAAAAAAACCAATTACAACAAATTTCTGACTTCTTGTCATATAAAGTTGAGAAAATTCATGAAAATGCCTACGTTCCCTTCATGGGAAAGAACGCTCCACAGTATGAATTCCTCAAAGATCAGTGGTCAAGTGACATTGAAGAGTTGACTGACGAGGAATATCGGAGGGCAGTTCACATTATGTCTAGATATTATACCGATTTTGAAAATACCTTCGGGTATATACCAAGTTCATGGAAGAAATAATCGCGTACCAAACGACTTTGATGTCATTGCTGATGTTTAGGAAGCTCGTATCAGATAAATACCAGAGGGCATGGAAAATCATGCTCACAATACCATCGCACGAAGCATAGATGAAACTCCTTACGTTTGGATCTTCTTGGACCCAAGGAACAGGGGCTAGTTACACTGATGGTATGACCTTGGCAGAGTATAAGTCCGCAATTTGCATTGCAGGCGAAACTACTTACGACAAGGATCGAAATAACCCCCTAACCTGGAAGAACCTTCTTGCTGAGAAGAATGGGTGGGAACTGACTACACATGCTCGTGTTGGTAGTAGCAACATGAGAAACTTCCGTAAGATGACGGAAGTTCTTGATGGTACTGATGCTGCTGAGACCATTGTTTTGGTCGGTATTCCTCATCTTGCCCGTCATGAACTCTTTATGAACGATGACTCAGTAGGATTCAATGCCTCTGGCAAAGGATATGTTGGTGTGCTGTATGCCAACGGATATGGTAACAACGCTAATATCTTCAAGACCAAAGATTTTGACATGTTCCAGTATGTCAAGAATCACTATAACGAACAGAACGAAACCGAGCAACTGCAATATAACATTGCTCACTGGAATCGTTATCTGAATAACCTTGGATACAAGGTCTTCTGGTATGATGAACTCAACCAGATCAAGTATACAACGGTACCCGACAACTATCTGTTCACTGAAAAGGACGATCGTTCTCTGATGACCATGCTTGCTGTAGATGCAGGTTGGACTCCTGAAGAAGATAATGATCACTCTGGTCAGTCCATGCATCAAGATTGTAAGCGGGCAAAGTATCTGGTAGAGAAGAAGGCAGTCAACCCTCACGCTATTCTGCCTACCGCAGCATCTCAAGCAAAGATCGCAGATTGGATGGACGCTGCAATCAAAGCAAAACTCTAAATTGATCTGACTTTGTTATGAAAAAATTAGTTACCTTTGGTTGCTCATGGACCTTCGGGACGGGTTCTGCCTTTGAGAACGGCATGACCAAGATGGAGTACAGGAACATCTCTGCGGATAAGGAACTATGCCGTCAGAATGCTTTCCGTACAATCCTTGCTGAGCACTACCAATATAAGAACGTCAATTATTCTGTCCAGGGTTCGTCAAACCAGAGACAGTTTCGTCATGCCAGAAAATATTTTGCTACGAATGAACTAGCAGAAGATAAAGTAATTGTGTTGTGGTTTATCACCTCCACAGCACGCCATGAGGTCTATTGTACGAATCGTTGGGGGAAAGAGGGCAACGCAGGGTATAGTAACGTGCTGTACGGCAACGGAGGCACCGCTCATGAGCACATGATGAGAAAGTGCAACTTTGATTCAAAGCAATACGTCAAAGATCATTATAACCACGAAGAGCAGGTGAGACGACTGAGATTTGAAATGCTCCATTGGAATCGATACTTTGAAGGTCGTGGTATTGAGAACTATTGGATCGATACATTCAATCATCATGACTATGGAGCAGAGATTCCTCGGTTGTTATTCGATAAGGAACCTCAAAGGGATGTACTCTATCAAATGCTAAATGCTAGGGGAATCTCTATACAAAATGATTCCTATCATATCTCACAATACACTAGAGATTCTAAAAGGATCGATACTGCTGTCCGATTAGGTCTTGTCAATCCATATTCTTATCATCCGACCAAAGCGGGTCATTATCTGATTGCAGAACTCATCAATCGGCAAATTGCATTATGATTCTAGTTACATTAGGAGATAGTTGGGTACGAGGTCGTTATCCACTCAAACAAAAGAATTGGATGAGAATTCTTGGTGAGCATTATAATTTCAAGTGTAACGACTTATCAGAAAAGGGTGCGTCAAACTGGAATCAATTTCGTAAGGCAACCCAGTACTTCAATCAGAACATCGATCCAAAAGAAGTCATCGTCCTATGGGGTATCAATACTCTATACTCAGATGAGATCTACATGAATGGTAGGAATGCTTACACTCAAATGCGATTCTCTGCTCATACAATGAATCCTAGAGCAGATCGTAAGTTCCGGCATAATAACTATGATTATTCAATCACCAGGCACTATGAAGATCATTTTGATATTGATATCATAGAAGAAAGGACTAGAGACAATATCCGATTGTGGCAAAAGTATTTTGACATGTCTGGTATCCGTAATCTGTGGTATGATATCCATAACGAAACCAATACCATTACTGCTAATAAAGTTGTATTCCCCCATCAAGGAATGCAAGACTTAGTATCACAAACCATTGCATCTAGAAAAGTTTATGAGCAAGATCGACATCATTTCGCTACTGGTTACGTCGATTGTGACCGTATTGGTGATTTACAGTTAGGTGGTCTAGTTGATGATGCACTCCTCCCAACACAGGATGGTCATAACGAAATCGCTATACTATTTGAAAAAGCACTGAAAGATATCTTATGACAACATTAGTCACGATTGGTTGCTCATGGGTCAAAGGTGTTGGTGCAGCATATTCCTGCAAGAACCCAGATGATAAAGACACCTATCAGAGTTATCGAGGCATAACGCCCCATAATGCCCCCTATGCCTGGCGAACACTTTTAGCAAAGAAGTATAACTTAGAACAACATAACCTCGCAAAAGGTGGTTCTGCTAATAAAACACAGTTCCGTCTTGCAACAGAATACTTCAATACAGTAGAAAATCCAGAAGACATTATCGTCCTATGGGGTATCACATCTATCCATAGAGACGAACTCTTCTTCAATAATATCGATAAGTATAGAGCATTCATTTTCAATCGCCATACTAAACGTCAAGAACCGTGGGAGAGAAGATCCAGGTTCAACGTCATCAATCACTTTGAAAGACACTTCAATGAAAAGAATGAATACTACCAACTTGCAGAAAATATCAAACATTGGCAGAAGTACTTTGACCTGAGGGGCATCCGCCATAAATGGTTCGATACTCTAAACCCCACAAACACCATCCATAAGAACGCCATAGTATTCCCACATGAGGGGATGCCCGACCTGATGTCCCAAATGACCGCAGAGGTTTCCGGTGAACCATGTCATGGAGATCAAATGCACTTCTCTAATTGGCTCGTAGACTCTTCAAGAATACAAAAACTCCTAGACCATAACGTAGTCAACCCACACTCTCTCCACCCCTCTCAAGAAGGTTCTATAGTTATCGCCAACCTCCTTGACCAACATGTAGCATCTATGCTATAATCTTATCACATCACTGATTGCCATGTCTGAAACCACAGAGAGTAAATATAGTCCTGCACACTATCAACAAGGTAATATTCAAGTATGGGACTTCATCGCTGATCAGAACTTAGACTTCTTCTGTGGTAATGTCGTAAAGTACATCTGTCGGGCAGGTCATAAACCTCATGAATCCCAAATGGATGACCTCCGTAAAGCACAAGTGTATATTGAAAAAGCAATATTACTTGCATCTCAGTCCAGAAATCGCTAGACTAAGATCTAAATACTTTGATCAACTGCTGTTCTCCCCATGAAGAAATGTGAGAAATGTGGTGCTACCTGGATGGAGGGTCAACTCTATTGGCAAGGTACTGGCAAACCTGGTAAAGATATAGACCTCGCTGGTCTTGTCTGCAATAACATCAGACAAGATGACCCTGACTCCGATAAATGTATCAACCCTTCCCGTGGTCAACTCGGAGGAGATACTTGGGATTACCGTCGTGGTTTCGTAGATGGTGCTCTCTCAACACTCAAAAAAGAAAAAGAAGATCTTCGTGATCGCTTCGGTGACTTATGAAATATATCATTGAATACCAGGATCAATTCTTCAAGTGGCATCGCTATGGCGAGTCCCATAACGTGACATCTGCTTCCAATACCGCAAAAATCCGTTCCGTACAGTCCGGTAAGAAGTTCAGAGTCACTCAAAACGCCCAACTCATAGAAATCTTCTACCCTTGATATGACTGGATAGTTGAACACTTCTCCCCCCTCGAAAGGTACGGGGGGATTTTTTTATGGGCAAAATTTTTCTAAGGGCACTTTTAGGGGTGGGAAAAAAATTTTGATATTGATATCTTTCGTGCTCTGGGAAACGTTTGTAGGTTAGAAAGAAGGTACTTTTTTGCAACGGGCTCCGCCCGCCACAACAATAAGGGGCAAATAACTGTCCCTAAGTGTTACTAACTGTTCACGGAGTTTGTGTTAGATAGGGGGCACGATTGTTGGCAGTTGGTGTGAGGAACTGTGTGCCCCTTATCTATCACTGAGTGCTGTGTGATTCCCCCTGTGTTCGTTACAACGAGTATAAGCGATTTTCACGGGGTCTGTGTGACTGTTTGTGCCACTTTGTAGACCGTCACTAACACTAACTGTTTCGCAAGTGTGTGAACTTTGGGGTTGTAATCTGTGTGGAACTGTGATAGAATGGGAGAAAAAAGTGTGAGGGTCTGAGTGTTACTTAGTGGGTCTCATAGTGTTTCACGGTGTCTCATAGTGCGACCGCTAAGGTAACAACAACCACGAGGATAATGGACGACTAAGTAACACTCACGATCCTTATACGAAAAAGACATATATTTATTCACACATTTTTATTATCATTCAATTTTAGAAATATACCCCATTGAAGTGCATCAACGGGGTGCATATTTAGTAGACTTTTATACACCTTCATTGTTAGCAAACTATTAGTTTTACCAATGGTTTTGTGTACCTTAGTTGATGCTAACTGATGGTGTGCGCGTTTCATACATTCTCCAACAATTTGATCACGTTACTATCTAGATTCTCTTGAAGATTATTTTCTTCGAGTACATCTAGGAAATGTGGTTCATGATAGTTTGACTGATCATATTGGAAGTCATTTTCATACTCATCCCATGCATCGTTGATGTTAGTTTGTGCGTTGAAATCGTTCATGATAATCAATAGCGAGAGGGGATACGATTGAGGTCGATAGATGATACACAGAACCCAGCAGATTCTGTGATTTGATCAACTACTTCATCCTCATCTTCTGCGAAATAAACTGTTGCTAATGTGGCATTGATTATGCCTTGTTGAAATTGCACTGGCAACTCAAAATCACCATCTACAAAATCAAACTGAATGGAGTCAACAACGTAGCGATTTTGTGTCATGAATCAGAAGAAAGTTGGTTGTCTAGTTTTGTTTGAATAGAGTCAAATAACTCCATTTCATCATCAGTGAAGTCAGAGAACATTTGCTCCATACAATAATAGATTAGAGCACGTTCTTCGTTGGTGATATACATTTGAATGATCAGGCGAAAGTATAACCAGTGCGGAAAAGATTGTTTTGGAATACATCTTCGCCGTTGATTGTGCCAACAAACTGTCTCACATACCAGGTGAAATCTTTCTGGAATACACCTTCACCTGCCATGCAGAATTCTTCACAGATAGCATTGAGGCGAGATTTTGTGGTGTTAGTTTGCCATCCACCATCGAAGATTTCTACATCATTGTCTGAAACAATGGC